ATATGGAAGGAATACTAATTAAATTGGTAGATAGATGGAATAAGTCTGATGACACTAGAGATAGGCGTAACGAGGATTTAATGAAAGAGGTGAATGATATGTCGGATAAAATAAGCTACCTATCTGGAAGAATAAATGGTAGTAGTCGTGGATAGTATAAAAGTTTCCACAGGTAGTTTTGGTAGTATGGCTATTGTTTTTATGGATTTACTTCCATACACATTAGGAATTATAATAGCAGTAATGAACATAGTATATTTGTATTATAAAATTAAGAAAACAAAGGAATCATAATGGATATTAAAAAAATGCTTATTGATATAGCAGAAAAACAAGCAGACAAAATGCAAGAAGAAGCAATGAAACATTTAGACTCTGATGAGTTTTCAGATATGTTAGCAACTAAAATGAATGAAAAAATAAATATCCCATTTGTAAAAGAAGAAAAAGAACAAAAATTCTTTGAAGAAATGATGGATATAGTAACAGATATGTTAAGCGGTATCTTTAAGGGTAAGTAATATGCCTGTTAAAAAAGATTCTAGATTAAAAAGAGCTGGAGTATCAGGGTTTAATAAACCTAAAAGAACTCCAAGTCATCCAAAGAAAAGCCACGTAGTTGTGGCTAAGGTAGGAGCTCAAGTTAAAACAATTAGGTTTGGAGAGCAAGGTGCTAGTACAGCAGGTAAACCAAAAGCTGGTGAATCTGCAAGGATGAAAGCTAAAAGAAAATCTTTTAAAGCTAGGCATGGAAGAAACATAGCTAAAGGCAAGATGTCTGCAGCATATTGGGCTGATAAAGTTAAATGGTAAAGGAATAATTATGAAAGGTGTTAAACATTATACAGTAGATGGAAAAGCTTGGAAGGGTGGTATGCACAAAATGAAGAACGGTCAAGCTCATACAGGAAAAACTCATTCAAAGACTTCAAAAAAACTTTTTCATTTTTCTGCTTTAAGTAAAAAAGCAAAAGTAATGGCTAAGAAAAGCAAGTAATGGCATCAGCTACTAAATCAAATCCAGCATTATGGAAGCGTGTAGTTGCTAGAGTAAAATCTGGTTCTAAAGGTGGTAACTCTGGTCAATGGTCTGCACGTAAAGCTCAATTAGCAACTTCTATTTATAAGAAGTCTGGTGGTGGTTACAAAGGTGCGAAGTCTTCTAACAATAGTTTATCTAAATGGAGTAAACAGAAATGGGATTATGTTAGTAAAGGCGATGAAAAAAAACCAAAGGCAAAGCGTGGACGTTACTTACCTGAGTCAACTAGGAAAAGTCTTAGTGCCTCTGAGAAAGCTAGCACAAACAAAGCAAAAAGAAAAGCCTCTGCCAAGGGAAAACAAAAAGCTAAATACAGTAAATCAGTAGCAAGGAAGGTTCGCAATGCCTAGATTTGGAAAAACAAGTAAGAAAAGATTAAAGGGAATTGACCCTAAGTTAGTTAATGTGCTTAATGAACTAATTAAAATAATGGATGTAACTATTATTGAAGGTTTAAGAAGCAAAGAAAGACAAGCAGAGCTACTAGAAAAAGGAGCTACTAAAGTTAAATACTCTAAGCATATGGAAGGTAAAGCAGTAGACCTATCCCCTTACCCTATCGACTGGGAAAATAGAGACGGGTTTCATTATATGGGTGGTATGATTAGAGGTATAGCTAAACAACTTAATGTAAAAGTTAGGTGGGGTGGTGATTGGGATAGCGATGGTGATGTTAAAGATAATGGATTTGATGACCTAGTTCATGTGGAGATACTTGATTAATGCCTAAGCAATATTTAAATATAAATAGTTTTGCTAGAGGAATTAATACTGTAAAAAACCCTAGAGATTTAGCAGTAGGGGAAGCTGTTGATTTAGTTAATTTTGATGTAAGTAATCTAGGTGAACTTAGACCTAGGGGGAAATTTGATGAACAAACAAATAGTGGAGAAGCTTACAAGCCGGGGTCTAATAACACTCCTACAATAGCATCTTCGGTTAATCCGGGTTATGGATTACATTATTTTGAATACGATGATGAGTCTGGTGTAGCTGGATTTTCATTAACAGGAATAACACCTACTGGAGATGTTCAATTAAATACAGGTTCTAATCCATATGGAAATGTAGATGGAACAAGTAATAATTATTACGTATCATTTATTCCAAAAGGAGACACTCAGCCAGATTTTAATATAGCTGTACCCCCTGCAAACTTACTTATTATTGGAGTTAGGCACATATCAACTGCGTCAGTTTTAACAAATTCAAATAACTCTTTATTAAATAGTCATGATGACATACCGATTAAAATAGAAATAAGTGGCACAACTAATAACAATGGTATATTTACAATACAAAGAATATTATCTACTAACTCAGCAGCTTCAAGTGCTTCAGATAGAGTTATAGTACCTAATTACAATGGTCACGAAATAACTACAAAAGGTAGTGCAGATGGTGCTACAGCTATTGAATTAGCTGAAGATGTAACCGCTGAAGATATACTAGCTAGTGCAACTATCACTATTAAAAGAGTAGGTGTTCAAGACGACATTGCTATACTCTATGGAAATACAGATGATAATAAAATTGATGTATATAAAGATTCTACTGGTGCTGTAACAGCAGATGTAATAGATTTAGAAACAATATCTTCTACAAGTTCTTACCCTAATTGGGTTTTTTATTCAGTTAACTCTGCGGTTAGGGTAGCTGATGGGAATAGACAAAATATGTCAAAACCTAAATGGTATGGATATATTAAAAGAGACCACTTTTATGCAGTTGCTGGAAATGAAGCTACTGCGGCTGAATTAACAAGTTTTACAAGTAGAGTTATTCCTTCTAACTTATATGCTGAAGATAATGATTTAGCAAAACCAACAGGTGGAGATGTAATAGGAACAGTTAATGGCTCTAATGAATTTGCAGCTGATGGAATTGGTTGGTCTTTAGCGATAGAAGAACATGGTTCAAACTCAGGAGGATGGGAAGCTACTACCTATGAATTTGCAAGTACTTTTATATATGACGGAAACCAAGAATCTCTTTTAAATAAATTAGATACTACTTTTACAGCTAGTAATGGCTTTAGAAAATTACTAATAAATGTTTTTGCTTCTCAAAACGTAGCAAGTAGCTCTACTACTTTTTCAAATAGAATATCTGGGGGAAGAATATATATTAGAAAAGGAGATGGAAGAGGGGACATTAGCTCTGGAGAAGACTGGACACTACTTGCAGATATAAATATTAAAGACGGTGTTAGAGTTTCTATGTTATCGGATTATAAACAATGGGTTCAAGACAGTACAACCCAAGGTCTTTCGGGAGACCATCATTTTAGAGTTACTGACCCTAACAGTACTACAGTAGGTAATAGGGCTAGTGCCTATTGGATGTTAGAATTAGAAAATCAGAACCTAGAAACATATACTTCATTAAATGGATTTTCTCAATCTACAAAGCAAATATCATTTGGGCAATCAGGTTCTAGTTATAAAACAGCTACTATATCTGGAAGAAGGACTTTTGTTGCTAATGTAAAATACGATGAAGGTGAATCTGGTTCTATAAATGGATTAACTGAATTTAGTAGTTATGGCGATAGAATAATGTATAGTGAAATAGGTAAGTATGACACGTTTCCTAATTTTAATTATATAGAAGCTTCTAAAGGTGATGCAGAAAATTATGTTAAGTTAGAATCTTTTGCTGATAGAATACTAGCATTTAAACAAAGAACTATGCAGGTAATTAACGTAGCTTCTTCATCCCCTAATAATTGGTTTGTTGAAGATACAATATATAATGCAGGAGTTCTTCACCCTTACTCGGTAGCTAAGGGAAACGAAGGAGTTATTTGGGCAAATAGAAATGGAGTCTTTTACTTTAATGGTTCAACAACTATTAACGTAGCTGATGGTAAAATAAATGATGAAGACTGGGTTTCTTTTTCAGAGGCAACTAGTGGTGCTCAAAATCAAATGTCTGTTGGTTATATATCAGATAAAAATCAAGCTATAATAATTCAAAAAGTTAATGCTGCTAGACATGGATATGTATATGATATTAAGAATCAAGCATTTTCATACGCAGATGATATAGCCCCAAACTCTTTTAACGATACAGTTACTAATGGTGCTAGTTTTACTCCAGTATTAACTAATTTTATAAATGATAGTAGAGGTAGATTAGTAACCTCGTATGATGTCCAAGCAACTGACCTTGCAGGAGAAGGTGCTAATAAAGTATATACTACTAATTTTAAATCTGAACCAAGCGTTCATAAAGATTATAGAGTGCAAACACCTGACTTTTCATTAGGTCAAACTTCTTTAATTAAAAAGTTTTACAAGTTATATATTCATTACAGACATACAGCTAGTACTCTTATTCCTGCATCTAATATATATTATCAAATCAATCAAAATGGTACGTGGACGGCATTTAGCTCAGGTTCTTTTGTGCAATCTAGTGGCAATTATAAAGTAGCTGTTTTTTCTCCAAGTAGTACAGTATCTTTTCAAAGCATTTCTTTTAAAATAGATATAACAGAAGGTACTAATAGCTGGGATACTGATACAAGTTTATATATAAATGATATGCAAGTAGAATATAGAGCTCTAGGGTTAAAACAAGTGAGTGCAGGTTAATGATTAGAAACTTAAGAAGATTAGCTAATTCTACAGAACAACCTCAATCATTTAATGAAGGTGGTCATTCGTCTTTACAGGAAGGTGGTTCTTTTATAACTATAGAGAATGGTAGGCTTGCTATATATAGAAAACATAAAGGGTTAAAGTGGAAATCTTATATGTCATCAGATGGTAATGAATATGTAGATAAAAAACTAACTGCTAATACTTTAGAATATACTAATAAATTTATAGACTATAGGGCTTTTAAACATAGTTTTACAGATGACTTACCAGCTACAGAAGTATATATTCCTTGGCAGGGAACAGGAGAGCAAACAACTCTTTTAAGCGCTACTAGTGGTTTCTTAGCACCTTTTAAAATGACTTGCCATAAATTAATAGTAAGAACTCCAGCAATAGACACAGTAGCTACTGATATTGTTTTTGGAATTAGAAGAATAGATAGCGGAGATACAACAATAGATTCAGTCTGTACATATGATGCTACTTCAAACTGGGTTAGCAATACAAACTTTACAATTAATCAATCTGATTGGACTGCCTCTCCTACTATTGAAGCTGGTCAGTTAGCCGGTATAAGTCTAAATGCAGACAATACTAACATAGTCACATCTGAAAAACATTTTCATATAACCTCCGTATGGAGAGTTGAAGTAACAATATAAGGAATATTATGTACGATAAAAAGAAAACATTAAGTAGTTATATGGGTGGTGGGTATATGAATCCTATGGGTTACGCAAAGGGAGGTTACAGAAAAGGTCTTTCTAGTGTTTTATATAGAGCTGGTCTTAATAGAGATAAACAAATAGCTCAAGAAGAATTTAAAGAGCAAGCTAAAAAATTAGAGAAAGAACAATATTGGAGAGGTATAGGTAAGACTCTTGGAAAAATTGGAGGTACTGCTTTAGGTGCTTTATTAGCTGCACCAACTGGAGGTCTTTCTATAGCTGCAGGTAGGGCTTTAGGGGCTACTCTTGGTACTGCTGCAGGTGGAGCAATAGGTGGCTCAGGTCAAGATGCCTCTAATATAAAAGATTCTTCTACAGGTTTGTATAAAGACGACTTTGAATACCTTAGAGACCAAGGAAGGAAAGCAGAAGATTTTAAAAGATTAGGTAAAGAGTCTGCTATTGCAGGTGTAGGAGAGTATGCTGGTTCTAAATTTAACGAGTATGCTGATGCAAGATTTGCAGATAAATTAGCTAGGGATTACGGTATTGGTGCTGATAAGTATGCAGAAAAAGTAACTAAAAAAGGACTATTAGATAATCCTTATCTTGCAGAGGAAGGTCTTGATTTAGCAGATATGCCGGAAAGTAGTTTTTTAGATACTTTAAAAGAAATATCAGCTGGTAAAACAGAACCTTTATTTTCTTCTTTAAATCAAGACGTTGCTAAAGCAAAAGCTGGTGCTGAATTTGTAATAGGAGATTTAGATATGCAAAGACTACCTTTAGATTTTGATTCAACAACAGACTATGATACTGAATTAGCTATGCTTTTTGATGAGATAGCAGGTCAGGAACAAGTTGGTCAAAATATTGTAGGTGGAGGTGTGCTTAATCTTAATAAAGGTGGAATGGTTCAACAGTATCAAAACGGTGGAATGTATAACGGATACAGAAGTGGTGGATTAATAAATATGAAACAATTTGGTAGGAGGATTCTATAATGCCTCAAGCAGATAACTTTCCAGCTATGTTAAAGACAGGCGAATATGTTTTACGTAAAGAAGCAGTTGACGAAATAGGTAA